TGGTGTCCGCTGGTGTCCGCTGGTGTCCGCTGGTGTCCGCTGGTGTCCGCTGGTGTCCGCTGGTGTCCGCTGGTGTCCGCTGGTGGCGTTCCTCACCATGTAGGAACGCCACCAGGAAGCGCGGTAAATGTAAATAAACCTTTCGTTTTAGACTGAAAGGTAAATAACGGTTAAATAAGTAAAGAAATATGTGTACTTATTTGTAGATTAAAGAATATTATGTACCTTTGTAGTGTAATCAAAAAACAAAGATTACAAGAAGCCGCCGGGGCTTCCCAAAGCCCGGCAAACGCTCTTTCAAGGTATAAAAAAAGCGGGTATTACAGGAATACCCGCCCGGGAAAAAGAAAGATTAAACTTTCTTCGTTTGTCGCAAAACAAAGATACGTTTTTCTTTCCGTTCCTGAAAATTATCCAGAAAGAAAAAACGTTCTTTGAAAAAATACCGTATAAACGTGATCCGCGTTCCGGCTGGTGATCCTGTTCACTATCATAGTTTGATATTTTCCCGGCTTGCATAGTTTGCAAGCCACGCACGAAAGCAAACGGAACAAAGTACACGCGGCGCGGTTAGTCTGTAACAAATAATCCGTGAAAGATAGTACTATATTGATACGGGGCAAAGGAGCTGCAAAGTGGCCTAACGGGTGGACTATGTCTATACGTGTCGTTCGATTCGACGCTTCCGTACTATTAATATATTACTAACTTAAAACTATAGGAGAAAAAGCTATGACTACAAAAGTATCTAAATCAGTATTGAGACGTGACGTTAAGAAAGTAACTAAAAAGCTAAACAGATCACCGTTCGCGGTTATGAACACAATAAACAAAAATCGTGATCAGGAAAAAATCAAAAGATACTTAGATTTTTACGGTATAAAGAAAGTTGATATTTCTATGCTGCTAAGCTTCGAGCTTGGAGACGGTTTGCCTGTTTTCTGTAAATTAAAAAGATTATCAGATATTGAAACATTGGACGGGAACGAATTAAAAGTAATCCAGATAGGAAAAAAATATTTCGAATACGTTCCAATAAGATTCGATGAAGACGATTTTTTTGCAAGCTTAGAAGGTTTGCTAAGAATAAATCAGGCAAAGGAAAAAAAGGAAAAAGCAGCAAAGGAGAAAGCAACAAAGATAGAAACTAAAAAAGCCGAAAAACGTGAAACTAAGATAAAAGCTACATTGCAAGCTTTAAAGTTAGAATTTTTAGACGCTTCCGAAGACATGTTGCAACAAATTGCAGAACGTATTGTTGACGCGGCTTAATCTTTATGGTGTGTATGGAACGAAAGCACTATAAAAGTGTTAGTACCCGGATCGTTACCGGGGCACCCACTACAAATATATACTACTATCTTACACGGCCGGCGAAAAAGATACCTACCTATGTAATACGGCGGCACGTGTGCCACTGTTGCATATAGGGGCGCACGTGTGCGCCTATAGTTATCCAGGCCAAGAGTCTGACGGTATCCAGGGCCGCGAAAATCATAATTCATAATTCTATGGCATAACTGTACCCGTATGGGTGCGGTGTGCCCTGCAACGTGTTGAACGATCAGTCAGGGTGCACCGTGTCCGTATGGATTCATGTACGGGTGTGCTATGCCCTGTTCAATCTTGGGTGTATGCCGGAGTAGTTAACCGGAAAAGATCCATACTGTTCTAGCGTATGTATGGAACGGGCCAGGATACGTGTATCCAGGTCTATGCACTAAACGCACCATGCGGGCACGTGTGTCTGTATGGCGGTGCGCCTGCAAAGGTCGTCTATGCGAAAAGTGTATCCGTGAACGCTATGCAAATAGTGTATCATGGTGCATATAGGCGGGTATGCACGGGTGTACCGATAACCAGCTTCGGGGGTGGTACGGAAAACCCCTACCTATGTAGTGCTATGCGCTTTCGGGCGCATGGCACTTCTTGTATGTATAACTATAAACTTTTTGAATTATGAGAGAATTACTGTTTTTCTATGCTTGTGGTTACATTAATACATTCGGCAAAGTAAATGAAGAATTAAAAGACTATGCTGGAAGAATATTAGCCAATGGTCATGAATGTTCATTCTATAATGGATGGAAAAAAGAGTTATCAGAGTTCTATGGGAATAAGTCCTATATGAAAAACTTGAAGTGTTCAGAAAAGCATGATTTTGAAGATTTTCTATCCCGTTATGGAAAATGGGCAAAAGATAACGGTATGCTTGAAAAATCTTGGGATGAATACATCTCAGAATGAACTCTATCAGGCCGTTCACCTTTGCCGGTGTACGGCCTGCAAACTTCTTAAATAGTTTGAGTTATGAAAAAGAAAATGAAAGTCATTCTGTGCTGCGTGTTTTTATTCGTGGCTTTATGTTTCGCCGGTCGTTCCGACTGGAGCGAACAGGTTATTTATGTAATGCCCAAAAGCGCATACGAAAGTATTACCGCAAAGCTTGGCGAAAATTGCAGCGACTACGAAATAGCGAGAGAGTACGTAAAAAACAAATCGTACTACGACGCTATGGGGTATTAATTCCATGCTGGAGGTGCTTTACGGTACTTCCAGAAACTATTACTAACTTAAAACTATAGGAATTATGAACGCAAGTATTAAACTTATTGCAGCTATTGCAGCTATGAATGCAGCCGGTTTTACTATCAATGCAGAAACTTTACAGCCTGTAACGTCTGGCTATGCGGTTGCTATACGTGAAACGCAAAACTCGTTTGGAGAATCCGGAATTGCAACTGTATTGAAAGCTGTATCCGATGGGAAAGCAAACGCTATCGGAGGATGGTATGACGAACAGTCTGGACTGTATTACTATGATGCAACCTTGGTAGTATCCGACCTCGAACAGGCTATCCGTCTGGGAATAGAAAATGATCAGCTTGCAATATTCGACCTCAATACTATGAAAGAAATCCGTCTGAAGGACTCTATCAGTAAAAATGTAGCATGAAGCTATGGCCGGGCTATATTATCATGGCCCGGTCTGCTATTCTAACTTAAAACTATAGGAATTATGACACTAAAAGAATTTAAGAGCATGGCTCAACGCTACGGGAAAACGTATGATAACTCAGAAAAAGCTGCAGAAGCATGGGCTCGTTCATGGGGCATGGACTGGTGGCGCAGCTTATGGAGATACAAGGAATATACTTATAACGGTTATACGTACCGGTCTGGAAGATACTATATGCGTCATCATAATGCTTCGCATGTAGAATATTGCCACAACGGAGAAGAAATATCCAGAAAAGAGTTTATGAAAGCTATTGCAGATATGGAATACAAACAGCCGGAGCCTGTTTCCTATGAGCTTAAACATGTACCGCAATATGTACAGTTAAAGCTTGCATTCTGAATTATGCCGTTGTCCCTTATACGGATAACGGCTGCTATATGTCTAACTTAAATTATTGGAATTATGAACGAAATTGAAACTATCAGCTACAAAGGTCACGAAATTGGTATTTACTATGACGAATACGCAGAAAGCCCACGTGCTTGGGATAATCTGTCTATGATATATAGCAACAGTCGCCGGTATAACCCGGACGGACTGGATATAGACGACCTTATGAACGAAATCGGTATTTCAGAATTTCCGGGTTTCGATAACATTCTGAGCCGTATGGAACACGACTACATAGCCTATAGGGTGTGTATCGTGGACCATAGTGGTGTGGCGTTATCACTTAATAGCCCGGTACCGAACCCTTATATGGGATTCGATTCCGGCACGTTTGGCATTATGGCCGTATCGAAAGATGCTGTACGCCGTGAATACGGAGTGAAACGTATCACAAATAAAATACGTGAAAAGGTAGAATCGGTATTTAAAGGCGAACTGGAAGATCTGGAGAAATACATGAACGGTGAAGTCTATGGCTATATGATAGATGAAGGTGACGGTGATTCCTGCTGGGGTTACTATTCTACGGACCATGCTATAGAAGAAGCAAAGTCTATCATCGACTGCGAAACTGCAGCTGCCTGAATGTACGGCCTTCCTGGTTTATACCGGGAGGCTGGCAATTTTCTAACTTAAAAACTATAGGAATTATGGGAAAATATCATTATGAATACTACCTGGTATGTGTGGACTTATGTAACGGAGGTGCAAAACGCGGTCCGTACCGCTCAATACAGAATGCGAGATTTGACAGTCATTTCCTACATGGTATATGGCATGTAAAAAAAGTCAGAGTCTACAATTAATATCCAGCCGGAAGCAGCCTGAAACTGCTTCCGGCTTCTTTTATGTCTAACTTAAATTTTGGAATTATGGAAAAATCAAAATTAATCAGAGCAAGCGTATATGTAGGTACATATAAGAAATATAATGAAGGTTCGCTGGCTGGCGCATGGATGGAATTGGCCGACTATAAATCAAAAGATGAGTTTATGGAAGCCTGTAAGGAATTGCATAGCGACGAGGAAGAGCCGGAGTTTATGTATCAGGACTACTCAAACATACCGGACGGGATGATAAACGAAAGCTATATCAATCCGTTGATATTCGGAATCATTCAGTGCGCAAAAGATATGGATGATACAGAAACAGAAGCATTCTTTACGTTTCTTGATATGTACTTTGTGGATTATTCCTATATCAAAGACGGTGAAGAGCTCGTAGAAAAGTTCAGAGATAAATACGCAGGGGAATTTGATTCTGAAGAAGCGTTTGCCACCTATATGGCGGAAATGAAATGGCCTGAAGAACTTCAAACTGAATTTGGTCAGTATTTCGACTACGAAGCATATTCCAGGACATTGCTTACCAGCGGATACCGCCATCAGGGTGATTTCTACTTCTGTGTAGCTTAAACATTCCGGCAGGTTTTTGAGAATCTGCCGGGGTCTATTGTCTAACTTAAAAAAACGATGGAATTATGATGACATTAGAAGATTTCAAAAAATCAAACATGTGTTGGAATGGTAACGGATATTATACTACCGAAAAAGAATGGAACAGCAACTACCAGATAGCAAAAGACGTGGAAAAAGAGTTTTTTACACACTATGATAAATCACTTATGCAGCCGCAGAAAGGAGATATGATAGAGTTTGTAAATTACAATAGCTTTTACAATCATGCGCTGGTTGAGAGCGTAGATAAATTCGGATTGATGTATGTATGTGAAAGCGGAAGTTCATGGACAAACGGTAAATCATTCTCAACTTCAGGTGGCGCGTTTACTCATATTCATTCTTCAAACTTTGAGTTTGCTGGATATGAAGACCGCGTATTCTGGACCTGGGGTTGTTATGGAGCAGGTGCAAGACAAGGAATTTACTTTACAGTAAAAGTAAAGAAGTTCCGCCAAAAAGAAATGAAGCTTGTGCCTATGCACGAAATATATTTCAACAGTCCGTACTACATGAGAGAAAGACATTCAAAGGTAGTAATTATGCAGGATTTCATGTACATATTTAAAGAGTTCTATACTATCAAGGCATTTAAAGAATGGGCTGGATATGTAGGACTTACTTACAGAAAAGATGATTCAGGTCAGTATTATGCAAATCAGTTTCTAAAAAGCGCATATTTCTGGAAGCTTGAAGAACTTCCTGAAGGATGCAAGCCTGTAGAAGACTGGTGCAACGGTAGCAAAGTAAGATGCTTTTCTCATAACGATGGCAAAACGCTGACTATCTATCGTCCGAATCCAAATGCAAAAGACGTTTACATTCCCATGAGTTAACCCAATGCCGGAGGGGAGAGTGATACTCCCTCCGGTTGCTGTTGTCTAACTAAAATTATTGGAATTATGGAAAAAGATTTTAAATACAATGGATATACATTTCGTCCATTAGGTAAGAAAGATGTGTCTTTCGAGGCAGCTTGCAGAAGAATTAGTTCTGACCGGGAATTAGGTATAAGTACCTACTCATGGAGTAAAGGCGAAAAATATAATTACGATAAGTTCTACGAAGCATCAGGTAACAGTTATTCAGACTTGTTCTTATGCTTAGAAAACGGTAATGTATATATTCCCGGCAATAATGAATTATTCCTTTATAAATAAATTAATACTAACATCCATGCACGTATCAGAATTAAACAGAAGCCAGTTGACAGAACTCAAACAGAGTTATCTCATGCAAAACAATGAAGAAGTGGGAGAAGGTACTTCTTATGACGAACTAGTCGGAGTTGACAGTATTATCTCTGATGAAATGATATATGAAGTCTATTCAGGTATCAATTTTACAGAAGATGATTTTTCCTGCTAAGAAAATCCGGATGGAGAGTGTTACTCCCTCCGGATACATTTTCTAACTTAAAATAAAGAATTATGGGAAATCAAAAATCAGGTCTATTAGTAGTTGTATTTGATAATGAAGGGGAAGGTGGCATTTCAGAATGGTTTGAATACTCACGAGAACGACCGGACGAAGTTGTAAATCTACTCAAGTATATGCGTAAGAAAAATAACGCATATTGGTGGGGAGAATATAAAATGTATCGGAGATGTAGAAATATCACTATTCCGCAATCAGGACATGTAAATGCTGATTATGAAGGTAAGTTCAGAAAAATAAGACCTCGTAAATGAAATTAGTTACTAACCGGTCTAAGCATACAATCTTAGCCCGGTACTATCGTCTAACTTAAAAAAAAAACAAGGAATTATGGTAATAAATATTGAGAAACATTATTTTCGTCACTATGCCAATAAAAGCGAAGTAAAAGAATATGGTAAATTCCAAGTAGGAGAAATCATAACAGATTGGGAAGGATGTACAGGATGTATTCTTTTAATATTTAAAAATGGCGATGTAAGAACTGACAGCAATGGAATGGGTAGCATATCAAAGCTAAAGAAAGTAAGAAGTAAGGAGAAAATACTGAATTATCTGAATGTACTTTATAATGAGGACATGTATTTTCTGCAAAACAATTACAACCAGGAAATAGAAAAAGCTCGCTAAGAAAATTTCGTACCGATTTAAACGATTGGTACGAGAACCATTGTCTAACTAAAATTTTGGAATTATGAAAGTAGAAAAGAATTTAATCGAGAAAGTAGCTGGCGGTGAAACAATACTTAAAGGTGAAGCTGTAAGAATAGCAAATTATATTATAGAAAAGGGTCTGCAAAGCAAATTTAATCAGTTCGCTTTCTATTATCATGGGAATGGAAACGAGATATATGACATTCAAGACTGCTTGCTGGATTTCAAGTCACATGGGACAGAAATAGTAATAAATGGAGTTCCAGATAGAATAAATCCATCAGGTAAACTTATTGTAAAGTCCATGACTATAGAGAATTGCCTGAAAAAGCTATTCAATACAATGACAGATTACATGCAGTTTATTGATATGCTAAACGGAAAAGAATTTTGCATAAAACATGATCGTAAACTATATCGAATATCTTATACAGCACTTCATTATTGCTTTGCAAAAGGTCGTATTACCGAAAAACAATGTCTTGACATGATGCGCATCTAACCTACTTCCGGATTCAGGTTTGCATCTTGGTCCGGAACCGACGTGTAACTATAAAATAAAAAGAATTATGAGCAGAACAAGATTTAATAAGAACGGGACGGTAAACATAACTGGTATAAGTTTAGAATTATATTATGCCATACAGAAAATAGTTAGTGCTTCTGAAAGTGCATTTTCAGATCCGGAAGAAAATGGTAAATACTATAGTAATTGTGATTTTCTGTGTTCATTAATCCAAAAGAGAAAGAAGAATTAGAAAAAATTGATTGGATACTATAATTCCATCGGTCACGCTGTGAAGCGTTAGTTTTTAAGTTAGTAAATCAGCCGTATGAAAAGTGATTTTCATTCGGCTACTTGTGAAAAATGACTATATTTACAACGTCAAACTTTTAGAATTATGGGAAATACATATAAAGCGTTTATAAAATAATTCCACAAGTTAGTTTTAAGTTAGAACAAGTCCGGCGGAGGTGATACTCTTTCGGACTACAAATGTTTAATATAAAACGTGAGGCACACGAGAAAAACTGTTTAGAGTCATGGGAGCTAGTTTTGAGGATGTAGTAAAAGCAACAGGAAAGAATTTTGAATGCGAACAGTCTATAAGTGGATATTACCGTCTTGTATGTGATGGGAAAATAATTTTAGACGACAGCGCTTGTGAAGATGTAAACGGAACTGAACAGGAAGCGAAAGATTTCTTTGCGGAATACCTGCTTGAATATGAAGTTCCGGAAGATAAGAAAGAATACCGTTGCGGATTATGTTTTCTGAAATGATAATAATCATAATTTCCTGCCGCTGTGAAGCGGAAGGAAATAGTTAGATAATCAGGCTGACAGGGTGTAAATCTCTGCAAGCCTTCTCAAGTTTAATTAAAGAGTGAGACACACGGTAAAAACTGTATAGAATATGGAAAAGAAATTTATTTTGACTGACAAATTCATAAAACTCGCAAGAGGAAAGAAATTGTTTCAAATTAAATGCGTAAAATCATTTAAGTATGCCAAAGAAGGCGACTTGGGAGGTTATATTGAAAAAGAAAGCAACCTTAGCCATGAAGGTGATGCCTGGATACATGACAATGCTCTGGTATTCGGTGACGCTCAGGTGTACGACAATGCCCAGGTATATGATAACGCAAAGGTATATGATGACGCAGAGGTGTATGGTGATGCAAAGTTGCATGGGAACGCCCAGGTGTATGGATATGCCGAGGTGTATGATAAAGTTCAAATGCATGGTAATGCCCAAGTGTATGACGATGCCAAGGCGTATGATAAAGCACAAATACATGGTAATGCTCAGGTGTATGGTCGTGCCGGTGTGTATGGCGGAGCAAATATATATGGTAATGCTCAGGTGTATGACAATGCCGATGTGTATGACGGAGCACAAATATATGGTAATGCTCAGGTGTATGGCTATGCTGAGGTGCATGAAGAAGCTCAAATATACGGGTACGCTAAGGTTTACGATAGAGCTAACATACATTGTAATACTGAAGTGTATGGCGGTGCCAACATATATGGTGACGCCTGGGTATATGGCTATGTCAGTATATATGAGAACGCCCACGTATATGGCGGTGCTCATATATATGGTAATGTTAATGTATATGGTAATGCTCATGTATGTGGTATTGCCACTGTATGTGGCAATACTATAATATGCGAGAATGCCCACGTATATGATGCTGAGATAGATGACAACGAATCAGTATACGGGTCTACATGGATACGTGGTAATGCCGAGATAAAGGACAATGAAAGCCATTGCGGGTTCAATCTTTCAGGTCCATTCATTAGCCACATACATGCCTACCGGACTAAAAAAAATGAAGTGGAAATTACTTGTGAAGATTTTCGTGGAAACATGGAAGAATTTGAAAAGGAAGTAGATGAAACGTATTCAGGGAAAATATCCAAAGAGGAGTGCAGTCGGATAATAGAAGAAATCAGGACAAAGATTGGTTAGGATGCACACTCGAAACGAAGGAGGAAGTATGATGATGTAGTCTGGTTTATCATAATTTCATACCGCTGCGAAGCGGAGTTTTAAGTTAGACAAAGGCCGACGGAGAGTAATACCCCGCCGGCCTTCTTCATTTTTAAATTATAAACGTATGAATAAGAAAAGAAGAAAAGAAATCGAAGTCCTAAGAGAGTCGTTGAGAAAAGTATATGAGGAACTTGAAGAACTCAAAGATGAAGAACAGGAAGCCTTTGATAACCTACCTGAGTCTTTCCAGGAATCCGAAAAAGGAGAGCGGATGCAGGAGTACATAGAATACATGGAAGAAGCTCTCTCAAGCATTGAAGAATCAATTGAAAGTTTAAATGAAATAGAGTAAAATTATGGACGGAACAACAATTTTCTCAGTTATCTGCGTCCTGCTTTTTGCAGGCTATCTGGTGGTAAGATACCGCCGATACAACATTCATCGCGCACTGAATCTGCCGACAAATCCTCCGCGTTATCCGGACAGTGCCATTAAATCGGCCAAGGAAATAGGTAAATTCCTGTTCACCCGTGCGGAGATTTGCGGTGTTCACTTCATGACGGCCGACAAAGATACGGGCGTTTCCTACGAAGCTATCCGCGACATTTCTCGTGGGAAAGACACGCACATAGTGAACTTCCTGCGCATGGCTCACTTCCTGGGCTGTGAGGTGGTGATACGGCAAATCGGTACGACCGACACCGAGGACCCGGCAACCACTCCGCAAGTGTATGAAGAAATGATCGCCAACATTGAAGAGGAAAACAGAAGATAAAAAACATACACTTCAATTAATTGATATTCAGCACCGGTTCAGGCGTGAATCGGTGGTTTTTTGAATTTTAGATTCAATTTTAATGCGATTCTTGCTTAAAATTGTTACATTTGCCATGCAAAAGAAAAACAATGAATTAACCATTAAAGCAGGGCAAATGATCTACACTAATCAACGACGCAGGGAGCTTAACAAAGCTCTGTTTTCTAAACTGCAAAATCCCCTTATTACTACGCTCGCCGAGGAAGGCGACTCACACATTTTTCTTGAACATCTGCCAAAGGATGCCGAGGAAATTCCCACAGACGACTGCCTGATGCGTAATGTGCCGCGAGGTGTGCTGCCGTGGAACCAGGTGATGCCGGTATTCATTCCTGCTATGTACAACGGGAAGAAAGCTTATCTGGTGAACTACGTGAATAATTCACAGAAGAGCATACAGACGGCGCTCGAAAAACTGAACACCTGCGGAATGTATTACATTCCCGGCATGACGCTGGAGAAAGGAGTGGATTATGAATGAATTTAAGAAGATGGCCATGCAGGGATGCCTTATCCTGATTGGCATGGTACTGGTAGCAGGATTCTGCCTGTATGGAATCATTAGTCTTATAAAACAATTTATCTGAAAACGGCATGGAAGAAAAAAGATATTACTACAAGGTGTCGCTATCGAACACGCATCGCGGACGCTGCATTCAGGAACTGATTGATAAAGGAAATAGAGCGGTGGAAGCGGCCAACGAACTTGCCGCCTGTCTGGGTGCTGAATCGCGGACGGACCGTCCGGGACGGCTGTTCCCGGGAGTAGGAATCGGAAGCCTGAAGTTCCATAGAGTTCCCAACCTTTTTGCCTACCAGTTTATCGGTAAAGGAGAATATATACCGAATATGCAGAACGAGAAAGGGCAGGAGATAGCACGTAAAATCATGGACCTGCCGGACGTGACCTCCGACGATTTCCGGGTGGCGTTTGGCATTCCCATAAACCGACAGCACACTCCTCAGTGGTTTATCTACAACGGAAAGGCGTACCTGTGCAGCCGCTATCCGCTGGGCGAGGAATACGAAACCATCCTCCAGCAGGAGTTTGATTCAAAACGGAAGAAAGTATGAGCTATCAGGTGAATCTTTTCCGAAAGCCTCCGGTAATTGGTGAAGTAGTTTCGCGTGCGGAATACCGCGAGATACTTCTGGCACGCATGGCTGCCGGCGACCTATATGCGTCGGAAACGCTGGCCATGGTGCGAAAGGCCGACATGGCGCTGGATGTGCTTCGTGAAAAACCTATATACAAAAGAAAGAATGAATCCGTTTGATATTTTTCTGGTTGCTATATTATGTGTAGCTTTTGGATGGAGTATTCTTTTTGCAATAGGAATAACTATTTCTGCATTTAAAGAACTACTGAAAATGATAAAACAAATGATGGAGGATTGACATGGGATGTTTTATTTGCGCAAAATGCGGGTGCGTGGACAACACCGCCACTTCGGAATACTGGAGCATTGTGACAAGACTTGCGCCAGATGCAGAATGGGACGAAAGTCTTCTGCCGTACAAATGGAAACCGCTTTGTTCGGAATGCTGTAAAATAGAGTTTGACGAAACCGGAAATCACGCAAGATATATTCCAGGAAAATGGCACGGAAGATTTCCGAAAGAAAAAGCTACGGAAGACCAGAAACGCCGTGTGGGTAAAGACGGACTGATTCAACATAAATGAAAGATTATGGGAGAGAAGAAATTCAAGCATGTAATGATAGATACGGAAACGCTGGGAAGGACACCTGGAAGCGTGGTCCGTTCGGTGGCTGCCGTAGAGTTTGACCCGCAAACGGGTGAAACCGGACGACAAAAGGTGTGGAAAATAGACCTTACCGATTCTATCCGATACGGTTTTAAGGTAGAAGCATCTACACTTAAATGGTGGATGATGCAGTCGGACGAAGCACGACGCGAATTTGTGGAAGGAGCAGAAACACCACTGGTAGATTTTCTGGAGGATTTCATGCAGTTTATAGCTGCTACGGACGAAGGGAACGACTTCACGTTATGGTGCCTTCAGCTTGATTTCGACGTGGCTATGCTTCGTTCCATGTATTCATGGTATAACCTGAACGTGCACGGATGCGACGAAGAAGTGCTTCCGTGGAACTTCCGGAAAGTGCGCGATGTGCGTCCGTATATGGATGCTCTGGATAGTGCAGGTCTTCTTCCTCCGAAGGTGGCGGACAGACACACTCCGCTGGCCGACTGCCTGGCTCAGATAAGATATGTGCATCTGGTTGAAAAAAATAATCTTGTAGTGAGATAGTGGTATGCCGCAAGCAAGTATTTTCAATATGGATTGTATGATAGGAATGGCTTCTTTGGAAGCTCATTCCTTGGACTGTATTATATGTGATCTTCCGTATGGTGTGCTGAATAAACAGAATCCTCATGCAAAATGGGATACGGAACTTCCTCTTGATGAACTGTGGAGTCAGTATCGCAGACTGATAAAACCAAACGGTGCTATTATCTTATTCTGTCAGGGAATGTTTACAGCCCGTCTGATGATTAGCAATCCAAAAATGTGGAGATACAATTTAATCTGGAAGAAAGGTACACGTTCATCCGGTTTCCTAAATGCAAACCGTATGCCGTTACGTAATCACGAAGATATAGCGGTATTCTACCAGAAGCTTCCTGTATATCATCCTCAAATGACAATAGGGGAGAAGAATCACGGAAGAAATGTAAGAGGGGTTCAATCAAATAACAAATGTTACGGAGATTTCAAGGTAGTAGATACTGTATTTACCAACGAGAAATATCCGCTTTCAGTAATAGATATCCCCAAAGAGCATGACAGCTTTTATCATCCTACACAGAAGCCAGTAGCACTTTTAGAATATCTCATACGAACTTACACAGACGAAGGTGATACAGTGATGGACAACTGTATGGGTAGTGGAACGACCGGTGTAGCTTGCATGAATACAGGGCGTAACTTTATCGGATATGAGAAAGAAAAGAAGTATTTCGACATTTCTCAGGAAAGAATATTTTCAGCTCAAAAGGAAGTAAAAAATAATTGATATGCCAATAAGCGAAACATATAACATGGACTGCATGGAATACATGCGCTCCATACCCGACAAGTTTTTTGAACTGGCCATCGTGGACCCTCCATACGGATTAGACAAAAAAAGTACCCATGGAAGAGGTAAACTTAAAAACAGGTGTCTAAACAGGGGAAATATCCAGCGATGGGACATCCGTCCTACAAAGGAATACTTTGATGAATTGTTTCGCGTAAGCCAGAATCAGATTATTTGGGGAGGTAATTACTTTCCTCTTCCTCCAACAAGATGTTTTGTATGCTGGGACAAAAAACAAGTTTGGGAAAACTTCTCTCAATGCGAATTTGCCTGGACGTCGTTTAATAAACCAGCAAAGCATATAAGCATATCAAATAAGGGAGGTAAAGCGGACAAGGGTAAATTTCATCCTACCCAAAAGCCGATAGAATTGTATGCTTATCTGCTACGAACATTTGCAAAAGCGGGTGACAAAATCTTAGATACTCACCTTGGTAGTGGAAGCAGTCGAATCGCAGCTTACAAAATGGGATTTGATTTTTATGCTACAGAAATAGATAAAGAGTATTTTGAGGCACAGGAAAAAAGATTTCTTGAAGAGTGTAAAGGAGAAATAAAGACATCTAAAGGAATACTTGTACAAGGAGATTTATTTAAGCCATGAACGTCACCACCGACACAATAAACCACATATACCAGTATGCTAACTACCGCACAAACGAGCGATGCGGAGAAACCGTAACCGTTCCGGGACTTACGGAAGGTGCGCATACCTTTTGCCGTAGCCGGCTGGAAGAAAAATATATGTTTGTGCTTTCGGCTGTGAAGGGACTTCCTCGCGTGATGCGTTACAGCAATCGTCCGGAAGGCGCTCCATGGATTCTGGCACGCGGTCACGGAAGCCGGTACGAAGGGGCCACGCTCGATTCAGCCGAGCGCCTGCTGGTAATGGCCGTCGCACTCGGTATTGTGCGTGTGATGAAACCATACTGCGACTCGTGCGATGTTCCGAATGTGGTGATTGACGACGAACGACTGCGGAAAATGGAAATGATGCAGCCCAAACATTCCAGACGTTTTTCATTACTGAACTGGTAAACCTTACGATCTATGCTCACACTCGCCAACCGGACCTACGTTCTATGCTTCGAACAGTCGTACACAGCGGCCGCACTCATGGAGTGGATTGAAGCAGGAAAAGAGCCCGAAATATCTATCCGGAATGCCAAAAAAGGAGTAGAACGAAGCGTCGTTCTTACCATAAAAGACAAAGATGGAATTTATCTATCACTTATTCAGCGCATTGCATCTGTTACATCAGCAAGAATCCATATAATATCGGATGTTTTATGAAATTTAGCAATAATTTTAGTGCGATTTCGGTTTAAAATTGTTACATTTGCCATGTCATACAATGACATGTTGGGTGATAAAAGGTATTTGTAAATTCAGGGTTCCGCATCCGTGCGGAGCCCTTTCTAAAACCTGAAATACATGGCAAAGAAAAACATAAAATGCTATAACTCCGGTAAAATAGGCGGTCTTTCCTACCTGCAGGCATACAAGAACTTTGATAATGCAGATCAGGAGATTGCCGAGATGGGTTTCACTCCCGTGAATCCTATCATTCTCGGACTGAAACCATCGCGCCCGTACTGGATGCACATGGTGTGGGACATTCTGCTGCTTTCCCGTTGCGGTCACATCTACCTGCAGCAGAACTGGAAGTCAAGCCGTGGAGCAAGAATCGAGTTCAGGGTGGCGAAATTCCTGGGTATTCAGATATGGTTTCAGGGAAATCCTGGGGAAGACAATTTGTACAGCGAAAATTTTTGTGATGTAATGAAATGCAAATAAAATGGGAAAAACAAAAATCAAACTTACAAGTAAGCAGAAAGCAATTATAAAAGCAATTTGCATAGCTTCCGGCCTGTTTATCGGGAACCGGATTTTCAATCATGTATCAGCTTGGCTTGGCATTGCAGTTATATGCGTGACTCTGCTAGCATCTATTTATTTAATCTATAAACACATCAAAAAAACTTATGAAAAAAACGATTAATTTAATTATTGCGGTAATAGGAATAGTATTATTCTCCGCATGTTCTCGTGTAGCACCTAACTATGCAGGTGTATTAATGGAAAGCTACGGTAAAAATGGGAAAGAAGACTTCAAGATTGTATCGGGTAAAGTATCTGTATGGGAACCTGGTACAGAACTTTTTCAAGTTCCGCTGTTCGACCAACGTGGAGGTTTCCAAGAGCCGGTTATTTTAAAAGCTGCGGACAACACAGAGTTTACAGCATGTCCGGTATATTCATATAAGGTTGTTAAGAGCCGTGCGGTAGATGTAGTATTCGACAACAAGCATATCGGTGGAGGAAACGATTTTATGACTTCACTTGAAGATAATATACTTGAGCCACGTATGTATGACCTGATAAAAGAAGAAAGCAGAAAATATAAGACAGATAGTCTGATGGCAGACGGAGGTTCTCTTGCTTTTGAAAAAAATCTGGAACAAATAGTAAGGAAAGAATTTAATGATAGAGGTCTTGAATTGAGAAGCTTCTCTGCTCAGCTTGAATTTTCAAATAAAGTAAGAGAAAAGATAGACAGTCGTAACGAAGTAAATACCAATATTTCCGTTCTTGACCAGCAAATTGAAGAACAAAAAAAGCGTAACGAACTGGAACAACTTCGTACAGAACAGCTTTTGATTCAAAGCCGTGGTTTAACTAAAGAAATTCTTCAAAAGCAGTTTATTGAAAAATGGGACGGTAAGACACCATTATACGGTGTTGTTCCTGAATTTCTTAAACTCACGAAATAACTATCTAAATAGCCAAGTTGAATAAAATGGCTCCCGCGTGAAGTGCGTCGGCGCACGTTTTCCATAATGTTTAGTTTAAAAGTTTTGACAAATTCACATTTCAGGGGTTCGACTCCCCCGCGCGGGACTAAATATTAAAAGAAATGACACTAGATGAAAAAATAGAATACTCCATTAACCTTCTTCGCAAAAGTGAAGAGATGGCATTGAGAATGGACCCGGAGAACGGATTTTATCTGGCGTTTTCTGGTGGGAAAGACTCCCAGGCCCTCTATCATCTTGCCGTACAGGGGGGGGATGAAATTCAAGGCTCACATGAACCTTACAAGCGTGGACCCACCTGAAGTGATACGCTTCGTGAAAAAGAACTATCCCGATGTGGAACTGATAAAGCCACGCATGAGCATCTACGAAATGGCAAAGAAAAAAGGATGTCTTCCGACCCGGCTTGTGAGATGGTGCTGCGAAGAGTTTAAGGAAATGTCCGGTGCTGGGAAAGTTACCCTGATTGGAATACGCAAATCGGAGAGTAAGAACCGGAAGAAAAGAAATGAAATTGAAACGGGAGACCGTAAATTCTCCGGAACATTTGACCAGTGGAGCGAGCATCAGGAAAAAATGGTGACATGTGTAGGTGGGAAAGACAAAATTCTGGTTTCTCCTATCCTTTACTGGACTGAAAAGGATGTATGGGACTACTTGAAACGAATGCACATTCAATATTGCGAGCTGTACGACAAGGGATATAAAAGGATAGGATGTATCATGTGTCCCATGTCGAACTACAAACAGAATGTGCGAGAAATGAAAAATTTCCCGCATGTAGGGAAAAACTGGAGAAAAACAATTGAATGGCTGATCGAAAACAAATGGAAGGACAAACCGCTTTTGCAAGATCCTGATATGGCCCTGAAATGGTGGATAAGCAAGAAGTCATTCAAAGAATTTTATGCAGACGAAGTGATGCAACAGAAATTAGAGTTTAAAGATTAAAAGAAACGATATGATAAACAAATGTACATTCATCGGTAATCTGGGGAAAGACCCCGATTATAAAGTGCTGGAAAGCGGACACAAGGTAGCAAGTTTCTCCATCGCCTGCAGCCGGAAAGTGAAAAACAAGGAAAATGGAGAGACAAAGGAATATACGGAATGGATTCCCATTGTGGCCTGGGACAATCTGGCCGAAATAATCAGCCAGCTGGCCCGCAAAGGTTCGCAGGTGTATGTGGAAGGAGAGTTCCGCACACGAAGCTACGAGGCAGAAGGAACCGGAGAAAAACGCTATGTGTCCGAAATATGGGCACGCGATTTCCGTCTGCTCGGACGGAAGGCAGAATCATCGTCTGCTCCGCTTCCTACTTCGCCCGACGATTTCGGGAGTCAGTCAGCACCGGATTCTGCTCCTTCACCCGCTGCTTCGGTACAGTCTGAGGTAAAAGCTACGCAGGGAACGCTTAACATGACTGACGAAAAGGATGATCTTCCTTTTTAATACGAACAGATTAATCATTTAGCGATATGAACGAATTTACAAACCCGGCAGGGAATCTGGGAAACAATCCTTTCTTGCAGGCTCCCTCCACCATTTTACCCATGAAGGGGAAAAGCTCTGAAACAGGGCTTGCGGCTTCTATAAGCCGTCCGAAATCCATGATTCCCGTCAAACGAAACCGGTTTGACCGCTACACTGCACAGCAGCGCATGGCCAGTGCAGACATTCTGAACGCCCACCTGCTCATGGTGGAAATCATGATGACAAATATCACTCAGAAATACATCTACGAAGTGGTTTCCTGCCTGAAGGAACGCGGACTGATGCGTCACAACATGAAGCGCAGGGCCAACGAACTGGTAAATCTGTCTAGTGACCTTATGAAGCGATGCAATGCGCACGATGCCATGCAGGTTCGTACCTTTACAGAAACCATCCACCCCGGGCTGTCCGGAAGTTTTATTAGGGGGGGCGGCACACTGACACAGAAGCTTCAGAACATCTTCTGGAAAACCTACGGAGAAAAAATCAACCTCATTTATTTTGCTACAAAGAATGCGCTCGACAAGTGCAACGTGCGCCAGAGCGACCTTGTATCGAACATGGAGATGGTGGCCATGATGTGTACCACCGGAATCGAGTTCTACGACTGCATGTGCCGGAAGGTGGACGGACTGCTCAACGGAGTAGGGAAGGTGAACCGGCAGAAAAGCCAGCACAACGAAAAGATGATGGCTGCGGTGAAAGATATGCTGCGTGAGATGGTGGGAAACATTGAAATACCCGATAAGGAGGGAACGGATGTGCGCACCTTGACCGCACAGTTCCAGATGGAGCTGGTGAAAGACGACCTGCTGAAACTGGTGGAGAGCGGAATCGTTTCGCTACAGGTAGAGTTTATAGAATACGTCATCGCCAGTCTGCGCATGAAGATGGCCGGAGAAGGGCTCTGCTTTCAGGACTACCGCACACTGATGGCACGCATGGGCACTAAGAACAACGTGCGCATGCTGCTGAATGAAATTGCTTCGATCCCTCTTCCTGAATCGGACGACTATGAGGTGTACGATGTCATGGAAATGCTGCCCGATGCAAAGGCAGAAGGCGAAAGCGTGATTGACAAGTTCCGTCACCTCTGTCTGGAAGACCATATCCGCACAGTACCTGAAACAAACGAATCCATTACTCTCAGAAAGCTTCGTCAGGAAGTCTACCGCAATCACGGTACACTGAGTATGCTTACCCTACGCTATCTGTACAACGTGTTTGGCACAAAGAAGGCTATGGCAGAATACATAGCGCGTGCGGATGCCGACGTAATGGCGCGTACACTCCGTATGCTGAAAACGGTCAAAGTGAGTCAGCTCGCACTGAAAGACGGATGCCGATACGAACTCAACCTCGGGGCAGGCGTGAGAACGCTGTATGAAATGCGCGGATATACCCGCGAAAAGTTTGCGTCCATGGCAGGTGTAGGAACAGACCGGCTGCTGGAACTGGAGGCCATGGGCGACCTGGCATCCTATCCCCATGCGGAGAAAGCCGTCGGTCCGCTGGTAATGGACGTGGGTAAGATGCTGGGTGCAGATCCCAGGTATGTGCTATTTGCTTCCCTACGTGAAACAAAAGAGAAAGGCACACTCCCGGAGGTTTACAAACGCCTTTTCCGCGAAATGGGAAAAGTATATAACGATAACAACTATAAATCAAAAGAAGATGGGAAAGAAGAAAAGAGATAAAACCAAAGTATGTGGGATGACATACCCTGAACTAAGAAGACTTTTTTATCAAATTTTTATTGACTCATCTGGATTAGACCCTCTGAAACTGGAATCTAGCCCGGATAATCCGTTAGAATGCTATGATGGATTCTGGCCTCTTATAAAAAAAGAAGTTGATAAGACGTGCATCAGTAATAAGATAGATATTCCACCGCTTGATTTCAGCAAGATCATAAGCAAAGAACAGCCATCAGGAACTAAAATAGCAAATTATATGGACGGAAAAATTAAAGTGTCAAAATTCAGTGTCGGTCAGGTAGTAAAGCTGAAAGATTACGACGCGCTTAAATTGGTGAATAAATCCCTCATTTATCATCTGGAAGAATATGATTTGGAACGTATTTCAGACGCTCAGGTTGCAATCTACAAAGTGCATAATACCCGTCAGCTACACAAGAGCGGGAAGCCTGTATTCTGGTACGAGGTAGGTCAGTGGGGTCGGAACATAGCCGACGTTCCGGAAGATTTTCTGGAAGAACTGCCTGAACCGGTAAATATACCTTCTGATAACGAAGAAGGAGAGAAACAACCGGAGAAACCCGCGCAAGAAAATCAGGAAGAAATGGTTGCGAAGTTTAAAGAAGTCGTCATGGTTGATCTTGGTTATTACGATAAAATGGCAGGTGGAGATCCTAATCTTTATCATATCAGAATAGGAAATTTGTTCAAGCCATGTTTCATGAATGATATTACCTGTTCAGACCGGATAGAAGGTTTGCTGCAAATTACAAGCATCGCCCGTGCTGCATATCAAGGCTATGCGGAAGTTACGCTTTCTATGGCCGAAATCAGTCAAGAACAGCTTTACACTTACCGCAAAAAGAACGCCGACTATGGAAACGCCTTTGAAAAGTCAATGGACGAAGACGGACTCCTGGTAGCCAAAATCCGCATCGGTGACAAAATTCGAAGAATAAATTCCCTGATTAAAAATAATGGTGAAGGGCAGGTGAAGGACGAAAGGCTGGAAGATACTTATCTGGACCTGGCCAACTACTGCGTGATGACAATTCTTTGGATCAGAAAACAACAATCTAAATAAAATAACTATGGCAGGAAGTAATATCAGCAGAGACCACATCGCTATGGAAGCGATGAAGGTATTGATGCAGAAAAATGTATCAGAATACATGACTTTTAAAAATAAGATTAAAAAATTATTTGGTTTGGAATATAAATCAGTGATAGCATACGACGAGGAATGGTTGGCTAAGATGGCCTATGATTTTGCCGATGCCATGATTGCCCAACGCGAAAAAATAATGGAGGACAAATTATGATGCACACATGGTTTGAAGGAAAAATCCGCTACGAAAAGGTAGCGGAAAACGGGATGAACAAGAAAGTGACAGAGCCCTATCTGGTAGACGCACTCAGCTTTACAGAAGCCGAAGCACGTCTCATTGAAGAAGTCACCCCGTTTATTTCGGGAGAGTTTACCGTGACCGACATCAAACGGGCCAACTATAGCGAGATATTCCCGACCGACGAGGAAGGAGCCGACATCTGGTACAAATGCAAACTGTACTTTATTACTATCGACGATAAAAGCGGTGCGGAGAAGAAGACAGCTACTAACATCCTGGTACAGGCTGCCGACCTTCGCGATGCGGTGAAGAAACTGGACGAAGGCATGAAAGGTACTATGACCGATTACGTGATAGCTTCCGTAGCAGAAACCGCCATCATGGACGTATATCCGTATCAGGCCGAAGCTGAAGTACAGCCCGAGTCCGAGGAATACGACTATGAGAAATTGTCTGCGGCCGCTCGTGTATGCCACAACTTAGGAATCACAGAAAAGGGCGGAAAGAAATGTATCAATACTGACCCGATAAACGTGCTGAATATTCATTACGGTTACGGAAGCGGTCTGAAACTCATTCAGCAGCTTATCAACAAAGGCGTTCTGAAACGGGAGAAAGACTATATTTCTGTGGTGGACAAACCGCTGGAAGAGTTCGACTGGTACATCAAAAAGAAAGAAGGCGATGGAAAAGTGGAATAAGGCACTGGACATTCCGGTAGAGATACTTTTCAAGTACCTCTGCCGGGACTACCGGCGCGAACAGGCACGCACAGCGGAGCTGGAGAAAAAGGTGGAAAAGCTTCAGGCAGAGTTGAACTATGAGCGAAACAACACGCCCACGGTGGAGAAATTGCAACGTCGGGTTTCATCGCTCCAAACAAAAGTCCGCGAGCAGGAAGGAACCATCAAGGCAAGAAACCTTGCCATTAAGCGGTTGAAAGGTGAAATAGGTGGATAATTATGGGAAGACTGGAAAGATTTGAATATACGGAAACAAGCATACAGGACGGACTTCGCAACTTTAGAGAAAAGGATATTTATCTGGATAGTAATACATACGGGAAAGAATCGTACACTGCTACAATAGAAATTCCATATACCACAGAGTTTGAGCGTTTCAGACAAAACATTGTAGACTCACAGATTCTTGTTGTCAGAAGGAATTATTACGACCAGGAAAGATATGAGAGCTGGCATGAGATAGCCAACCGAAACCGCCACACCTCACGCCATGTGCCGTTCTATTTCAGTATTGTCGGTCAGAACCGTCACGTACCCCGAAAGGACGGTAAGAAGTACCATACAAAGTTTAACCGGAATGTGCGCCCGAAGGGTACACACTCAAATTTCAAATTTTACAGATAAAGTAAATCAAAATAAAGCACAATGAGAGTATTAAGTCTTTTTGATGGAATGAGTTGTGGTCAGATAGCACTTCGTGATATGGGAATCATACCTGAAGTATATTATGCTTCGGAAATAGACAAGTTTGCTATTGCACAGACTCAGCTTAATTTTCCCGAAACCATACAGCTTGGTAGCGTGAGAGAATTAGATGCGACGAAGCTGGGGCATATAGACCTCCTGATAGGTGGGAGTCCATGCCAGTCATTCAGCTTTGCAGGGAAGCGAGTGGGTATGGCTACAACTGACAAGGAAGAAATATACACACTTGACAGATACCTCGAATTGAAAAGTGGAGGATTCCAGTTTGAAGGTCAGTCGTATCTCTTCTGGGAGTATATGCGAATTCTGAATGAAGTGCGACAGACAAATCCTGATGTACTTTTCCTGCTTGAGAATGTGAAAATGGGTAAGAAGTGGGAAAAGGTACTTAGTGATGCAATCGGCATTCATGGTGTACATATAAATTCCGCACTTGTTTCGGCACAGACCAGGAAAAGAATATACTGGACAAACATACGTACAAGAATGCAGGATATGTTTGGTACTCCAGTTTCTGATATACCATTACCAAAAGACAGAAATATTTTCCTTCAGGACATTCTGTTAGATGAAGTGGATGAAAAGTATTATGTATCCGATGCTGTTCTTGAAAGAATGAGAAGGTCAAACTATTCAAAACCTGCAATCAATACTGAAAAGACTAGGACTCTTAATACAAAGAACAATTCAGGACAGATGTCATTGGATAGTGGGACTACATTTTTAAAAATGGCTATTGAAGGTAAAGTATCAAGAAACCAATTAAAATCAAGTTGCTTTACTGCAGGAGGTCATTCAGGAGAGTATCATTCTGATATGGATTTAATATGTGTCGCCATGAGAGGAAGAAATCCTGAGAACCCATCAGATAGGAGTAAAGGATGTACTACCGTCCAAAGATTAGAAGCGAAAACAGATGGGAAAACAAATTGTCTGACAAGCGTAGCAAAAGATAATCTAATATACTCATGTCTTACCCAAAAAAGGAATGAGTACGGGAAGTCTATACGCAAAGAATACGAGAAAGGTAATATAGAAGCAAAACGATCAGAAATTCAGAATATGGAATTAAGAGAGGATGGGAAGACCAATACACTTACTACAGTACAAAAAGACAATTTAATATATGAAGGTAGAAATATTCCTATTCATATTCCCGAAGCCACAAAGAAAGGATATGCAGAAATATTTCCTGGAGAATGTCTTGACGGCACTCAATTAGGAAGCAAGACAAGAAGAGGAAGAAAAATGACCGACAAATGCAATTGCCTGATGGCGCAAACTACTCCGGAATATTACTTGTATGAAAGTGGCATAAAAAGTAGAATTGAAAAGAATCTAAAAAGCGAAAATGAAAAAGGAAATTGTCTACTAGCTTCCACATACAAAGGTGCGCAAGCAAATGGAACAACGCTTGTAAAACGCCCTGTACAATTGAATCCAAGCACAGAAAGCAATGGGAATCAGCCATATCAGCAGAATAGAGTTTATGCAGAAAAAGGTTTAAGTCCTGCTGTTATGGCAAATATGAGCTGCGGTTCATACGCAGTACAGACAAACGAACGAATCCGAAGACTCACACCGACAGAATGCGCAAGGCTTCAGACCATACCGGAATGGTATAAATGGGAATGTAGCGAAACGCAACAGTACAAGATGCTCGGTAATGGTTGGACAGTCGAAGTTATAAAGCATATATTCAGTTTTTTACCAATTAAATAAACCACAAAAAGAAGAAAAATGAAAACAATCAAGACACACACAGGAAAGATTTATGTAGATTCAGAAAAGAAGCTGGAATTTCTTACCGTAGAAAAACCGATGAAAAGGATACATGTTCACACTAATTTTATCAGGTAATATGAAAGAAGGAAGGAATAAAGAAACAATCTCAGGAATTGGGAATAAAGTCTACGTTCAAGATGAAAATGGTAAAATGGTAGAAATAACTATTTCAAAAGATAAAGAATCAGGTAATTTAGCAAAAGGATTTCCTGTTAAATTAGTGATCCCGTTTAAGCCTTCTCACTTAGAATTTTGTCATAAAGGCAAAAAAAGAAAATGTGTAGAGTGTGAAAATTTTTATAAACTAAGACAAGTAAATCCTTTTCATAAGACCGCTTATTGCAAAACAGGTGAAAAGTCAGTAAATATAATATCTGATAAATCAATAGCCTGCGATAAAATTAAGCCTGTACAATTCATGTTTACAGATTTGATATAAACGGAATTATGTTTAATTTGACAAAAATATGCCATCGAACAGTCAATATAAAATAGGAAGCAATCACCCGGTAGTTGCGGTAAATCCAGACGGTACAGTTGCCGGATATTTTGACTTTATCAGAGATGCAGCAATAAAATCCGGTGTAAGTCGGCATTCCATTAGTTCCAGTTGTCGGAAAGGAACTGCATGCAAAGGATTCAGATGGTATTATGAAGAAGACTTCAGGAAAATATATGAGGAGCAGAGAATGGATGAACTGAAGTTTACTCCTGATCCTAACCATGAAATAGGAACAGGCCATTTCCGTAAGGGACATAAATTAAACAATGGTTTCCATAAATGGTCAAAAGAACGTCAGGAAAGACGAAGACAGCTTTCGAGAGAAAACTGTTTAAGGCTTATAAACAACCCTGATAGTAATTTTGGGCCACACCGCAAATCACCTCCTGGAATCTGCAAAAAAGTAATTGCACTAGAAACAGGAGAAGTGTATTATTCGGTAGCTGAATGTGCGAGAAAGAACGGAGTTGGACTGTCAGCGTTATTTGCTTCTTTAAGAAGGGGTACCAGGTGCGGAGGTAAAAAATATATGTTTTACTCTGTGTATGAAGAAGTGAACAAAAGACTAAAAGAAAAGGGAGTAATTTAGAAAACTACTTTTACATAAAAACATAAAAGTATAAATGTATGAAAAAGCAATCAAATAAAAATGGTTACGCCAAAGTATTGAAAGATAAGGTGGATGAAATTGCACTGGAATGTGGATTCTATAAAGAGTCAAACAATCCGGCGAACCTTTCGTCAAATTACCGTGACCCTGTGCTCCCGCTTCTAATTTCGTTTTATACTACAACCGGAACCATCGGTATCAGTTACTGCAAAGAACCTTTCAAATGGTTCAAAGGATGCAAACAGGAAATGATAAAAGATATTTTTGAAAATCCATTAAACTACGTATAAGCCATGTCAGAGCAGAAAACCATTAGTCAGGCGGTCAAAGAGGAGTTTCTGGATCTGACGCGCTGGGCCAACAACATGATCCGGCAGCTTCAGACCAACTTCGAGACACAGCATGTATGGCCGGGGGGATTCCCCGGTCCGTACATCGGGTACCGCAATACGCCGGCAGCTAAAAAAAGCACCGGACAGGCTTACCGGCGCATGTATGCCAAGGTGTTCAATGGGGCCGGAGGTGACACAAAGAAGATTTCCTTCTTCTTCAACTATTACCTTTATTTCGTGGATATGGGTGTCGGTGCCGGACAGCCCATCGAAGATGTGGAACGCAGCAAGGATGCCCGTTTCAACCAGCTTTATCAGATATGGAAAGAAGAAGGCGACCGCCAGTCACGACCTGTCATTGCCATGGAGGTGCGTCATCAGCTCCGGCGACTGGAAGTGCTCGTGTCTTCCTATTATCAGGACTTCATCGAAAACGGCGTACTGGTTTCTTTCCAGGACGAGTTTAAACGAAGTGATTATAAATTCCGGATGAAATGAAAACGATAATCAGAATATTGTCGAACACGTTCTTGCTGGTAGGGATGTATTTTCTCCAGCAGATAAGAATAGAACTGGCTGTCCTTCTTCTGGGTGTCTTCCTCATGTTCCAAAAAGAATCGGAGCTGACTAATCTTCTGGGAGGAATTATCACAGCAGCTATGATAGTCATGCTACTTTATGCTGAATTAGGGAAATTGGGAATATGGCTTTCGTTACTGGCTTTTGCTTTTATCGGATTTATAATGTTACTGGATAAAGAAATAAGAAAACCCACAAAATTTTAATTATGACAGAATTAAAAGAAATCATCGAAGAATGGGCCACCAAGTACAAGCCCATGCTTCATACGCCCGGAGAAACCGGAAAGAACAAACGGTTTTTCCTTTTCGACAACATTGTAGCTATTCCATCGTTCATGAGCAAGCTGCCCGACTTGAAATCGCCTTGTGTGGGCTACGAATTTGCCCAGGACGGGACGATTAAAGGCGGTATGGACAAACCTGTGCACGTGATTTATTTCCTCGTTAAAACGGATAATATGAAGCCTACCGACAAACAGCAGTCATACGAAGCCATTCAGGAAGCGAAGATGCACATGCAGAAGTTTCTGGCTTGGCTCCGTGAGCAGCAGGAAAAACGAAAAATTTTCCGGAACATAAACCTTGAAACGGAAGAGCTTCACTATTCTACCTACGGCCCTTTCCTGAACAACTGGTATGCGGTCTTCGTCGAACTGACCGATGTACAGAAGGTAAATCTCTGTATAGATCCGCAGGACTATGTGGAATGAAATAAATCCCGGGACGGTGCTTTCCGTTCCGGGATTTATTCGTTATTTTCTTACTTCATAAAGTAGTTTTACATCTTCACCATACACTGCATTAAGCGCTTGTTTAAATGGTGCGCTCAGCTTTTCGTCAATATAAGTCGCTACGTATGCAGCCGGTACAGATAGTGTCACTTCCTCACCATTAAGCGAAACAAATTCAAGCGACGACAGCCAGGTGCTAAATTCAACCGGACTTACAGAACCTTGAAGAAGTTCCATAAATGCCATCCATCGGCTTTTATCTTCCTCGCTTATTGTTTTATGCTTGACGGTTTTCTTCTCCTCTACCCTATTATCTTCTTTTGTTTCTTTTGCCTCCGGAGTGTGCTGGATAATAAAATTCTTGAGTGAAGTCACCACATAACTTTTCGGATTGTTTACTTTATACCGGTTCATTCGGTCACGAAGTGCCAGCACTTCGGCCCGGAAATCGTTCATCAGTTCTTCAGGGAGCATATCGGTCAGCATACGCACATCTGTTTCCGTCAGTTTATATTCAGAGCGAAGCAAGTCCCAAATATCGGCGGGAAGCTTTTGCTGTCTTCGTTTACGCGACATTTCCTCCCCAAGTTCACTCAGCTTGATTTTAAATAATATCTCGTCAGGGTTTCCTCTCTTCGTTGAACCCTTATATACAGGCTCATAATCAAAAGTAAAGTCCACCTGATTTTCGCTGGCCATACGGTCGAGGTCTTCACGTATCGGGTCCATCACTTCCTTACAAAATTTACTGAATTTCGGGTATCGGTCTTTTTCGTAAGTCTTAGCAACTACCCCGTTCACCTCCACATTTTCCAATGTTATCACTCCCAGGAATTTCTTGAGCTCCACATATTCCACCGATTTCTTTGGGAAGTCTTTCCATCTGGAAAGATAAATATAAATGCTTGGTGTACGTTTGCGTTTGCAGATACGGGCTATTCGGTAAATGTGGTCAAGGTAACCTTTCCCGTTACCTAAATCGCACAGTTCTTTCAATACCTTTGCATCCATACGCGCTTCCACGTAGTTCATCCTCCTTTCTTTTTCTTTCGAGCCTGAAACCGGAATCATCGGCATTTCAATCGTAGAAAACAGATGCGCGTATGTACGAATAGGTCTTCCCACTTCATCATATCTGTAAAAAGAACAGTTCATCTTCATAAGATTATCGCATGCCTCACTAAGATACATATAGTCACGAGGACTTACTCCAAGAGAGGAAGCGCTGATTCGGAATGTGAGAATCTGATTATCGTCCAGATCATCAGGGAAAAGTGACATTTGTCCGTCTGCACGTCTGTTTTTCAGAAATTCATTGAAGCGGTCTTGCATGGACTTCATGATTTCTATCATAATACTCCGTTGGTAGAGTGAAAAATCTGCCCCTACCATGGCATACAGATAGGGTTGTTTAATAAACTCTACTGAGCTAAGTTCTTTAATCAGTGAGTTGCTTGATTCGGTGGTGCTTTTCTTCCGTCGCATAGGCTATCAGTTCATTTTTCGTATTTCGTAAGTATTCCCATCGAACTGGAATGTACCTACCTTCACGTATTTTTCATCATCAATAAGAGAGAAAACAGATATTCCCAACGCATCGGCCACACTTTCCAGAAATTGCAGGTTAGTACGTGACGGACCGTTTAATTTCTTTGTCAGACTTGAATTGGAAATACCCAGTCTCTTTGCCAGTTCATCCTTGCTTATACCTGACTCTTTTAATCTTTCTTCTAAATAAATCTTCATTGGTTCGTTATTTGGCACAAATATAGATATATTTTCCAAAAACGGAAAATAAAACGACAATATTTTCCAAAAACGGAAAATATTGAATAAAAATAGTTCGGAAAGTTTGCACCTTTAATCTATATATGTTCGGAAATTTTTCCCTATATGACGGAATCTTTACCCATACACACGGAAACTTAGTACCTATTGACGGAATGTTTACCCCTAAAAACGGAAAGTTTGCACCTTTATTAGTATAACTATTTGTTTTATAGCAAATTACGCTTTACTATATATCTTATATCATAATATCATTAATAAAAGCAGACCGATATATTTTTTATCCCTTATTTAAGAAACTATCGTTTCTTTATATTATAACATATAGATAATTATATAGATTCTGAAAATCATTGATTATTAGGTTTTTAAAAGCATGTAGGTGCAATGATTCCGTCAATAGGTGAAAAGATTCCGTCAGTAAGGGAAATTATTTCGTGTAAAGGTGCAAAGATTCCGAACTATATAAAGGTGCAAACTTTCCGAACTTTACAATAAAAATCCATCAAAAACGGAAACGAAACTCCGGACGTGCGTTAATTATGGTATAAACTTAAAACTAAACAATATGAATTTTTCAAAAAGCATTTGCATGGCTGCCATCCTGATTATGGCGGCTTGCAGCAAGGAAAACATCGTCCGTCCGACGGATATAGAGCAGACGAGTGAAAAAACGTGCAGGGTGTCTTTCCTTCCGGTGTTTATGGAAATCGGACAGGGAGACATCAACCAGTGGAATAATTCACGTGCCGGCATGCTGGCCGAGCTGGCCACTACCCTCTCCTATTGGGATTACATGGACGGCGAGCAGATGCAGGCGGACACCGTTTCGCTTCCTTCTCCCCTTACCCTGAACATGAAGTATGGAGCGCATCATGTGTACTTCCTGGCTCACAGCAGTACCGGAGGAAGTATGGAAGGCATGAAATATACTCCTGAGAAAGTAACTGAAACTTTCTGGGAGGATTTTTCTCTTCAAGTGGACGAGAATATGGCTTCGAGTCAGGAACTGCAAATGAAGCGCGTAGTAAGCCGTGCCATGATTACCGTGAAAGATGCGTTCCCTGCCTCTGTGAAATCGGTACGGATGACGGTAGGCGGTCATCTTCGCACGCTGGATGTGACTACCGGTAACGGTGACGCAGATTCCGCATCCGACTATACGATTACTTGGGAGATAGGCGACGAGTATGCGGGCCGTAGCGGGCTTTATTTCTCCGTGTTTACCTTCACTCCTACCGAGTCGGAAGAATTTGACGTGACGCTGAAAATAGAGGCTTTGGGAGCCGACGGGAAAATGCTTTACGGTGCACAGGCTTCCGGCGTTCCGCTTCTGAGGAACCGGTGCACAAACGCCATCTGCCGTCTGTTCAGTGGAAATACGGGAATCACTTTTTCTGATCCGGACGACTGGAATCCGGCCATCGAGATAGAAATGTGACATCATTCAAAAAGCGAAGGGCAGAGAAGCGTGTACTCCCCTGCCCTTTCGGCGTATGAATTGTGCGAATTATTTCCCCACGATGTCTTTGTAGTATTTGTCAAGAAACTCCTGCGCGGCTACATTCAGCAGGTCGATGACCGACACAAAGGCATCTTTCTTTTCCTTGTTACGGCCTTTGTTCATGCGTTTCTTAATGTCTTCCAGCTTCTCCAGCATGTCTTCGTCCAGATAGACATTCCGCATGATGCGTCCCTCTTTTTCATCTTTTCTAATTCTTTTTCGTATGCCGTTTATTTTCCGTTCTACTGCGGGTGATTCGCTTTTCACGGATTCTTTATCGGGCGCAGCTTCTTGTTCCGGACGGATGTTTTCCTCTTCCTGGTTATTTGCTTCAACGCATGAGTTTTCAGCAGTGAAGGTAGCAGGAGATTCTTCCGTCTTTTCTTCTGCCTTTTCCTGAGTCGCAGCACTCTCCTCCCCTGCCTTCTCCGCGTTGGCGCGTGCTTCCTCAATGCCCTGCCGAGCATCAAGCATTGTTTCATTCAGGTTGAATCGTTGTTTAGCCATAATCGTGTGTTTTACTGGTTATCTAATCGTGATAGAATCTCTTTTGCCAGCTCCATGTAGTCGGCAGCTCCCGTGCAGTTGGGCGCAAAATCGAACACGTTCATTCGCTGAGCAGGTGATTCGGCCAGCTGAATGTTTGTGCGGATGGTGGTATTGAACACCTTCCCAGGGAAATTCTGATTCATCTGTTCGTATGCCTGACGGTGAAGCGACAGACGTTTGTCGTAGCGTGACATGATATAACCCAGGATTTCAAGTTCGGGATTGACCAGCTTTTTGATTTCCTCGTATTTTGCGGTAATCAGGCCCATTCCGTCCAGTGCAAATACTTCGCAGTTGATAGGAATCAGCAGGTAGTCAGAAGCTACCATTGCATTGATAGAAACCAGTCCGTAGTTCGGAGGGCAGTCAATCAGGATAAAATCATAATGGTCTTCCAGATTGTTCAGCATCATGCGCAGGATGTATTCTCGTCCGGTACGGCTCACCAGCTCCTGTTCGCACTGGTATAAGTTCGGGCGTGAAGGAATGAAGTCGAAGCTTTCTTCGTTTTCATTTTCGCAGAACACACATTCCATTATGCTGGCATTTCCGGACATGGCTTCGTAAAGGGTTTTACCATCCTTTTCCGTGGCCAGACGGAATCCCATCATTTTAGATGCGTTACCCTGTGCGTCGGCATCTATGACCAGCACACGTTTACCAAGAGAATGTAAGGCTTTTGCCAGATTGACGGTGGTAGTGGTCTTCCCTACTCCACCCTTAAAGTTGAATGAAGAAATTGTAATTGCCATATCAAATGTTTTTGTTTTATTACACTGCAAATATAGTCGTTTTTTTTCATTTCCGACATAAATACAGAAATATTTTTATGCAAAAATGTAAATATTCAAATGTGCAAACGCATAAAAGTATTTTTGAATAAAAATATAAAAGCATTTTTGTGTGGATACATAAAATAATAATAGTATAAACGAATAAAAGGATAGAAGTATAAAAACATAAAAGTATTTTTATATAAACATACTTTTGTGTGGAAATACAAAATGGATGAGAGAAAGATATTTTAGTACAAAATCATGGAAGTATTAACGTATAAAAGAATAATTGAGTAAAAGTATAAAAACATAAAAGCATAAAAGTATTAAAGAATAAAAGTATCTACTTTCAAATATACATATATGCAAAAGAATAATAATGTTTTAACATTACTGTCCCGTAAAAGTGGATAAATAGTTCTTTGAAATAACTGAAATATAGCTTATTATACTCTATTTGTAAAGCGCGACGATTTGAAATTGTACCTTTGAAACCAAATCAAATGGCTTCAAATGAATCAAGACA